TATTACTAATGGCATTAGAAAGCGCAAATTATTTAAACGGATTAGTTGACACTAACCCTGCCGCTACAGATAATGTAAGTCAAGGTGACGATCATCTTAGGCTTATTAAAAAAGTATTAAAAGATTCTTTTCCTTCTGTAGATGCGGCTGTTAACGCAATCCATACTTCAGCGTCAGCACCATCAACTTCTATATCAGCAGGGCTTGTTTGGTTTGACACAACAAACGATGTACTAAAAATTAGAAACGAAGCAAACGATGCTTGGATAACTTTAGCGGTATCGCCACTAACATCTAACAGTGTAGATATTAATGCAGGTTCTATTGATGGAACTCCTATCGGTGCTACTACCGCATCTACTGGTAAATTTAGTAGCGTTAACGTAGCGGGTGATGGGGCAACGGTTACAGGAATTAAAGATGAAGATGACATGGCTTCCGATTCGGCTGTCAAACTTGCTACACAACAGTCAATCAAGGCGTATGTTGATTCACAAGTTACAGCACAAGATTTGGATGTTATATCTGATAGCGGCACTATTGATATTGATCTTGATTCAGAAAGTCTAACGGTTACTGGCGGTGAAGGAATTGATACTTCAGCAACAGGGACAACGCTTACAATATCAGGGGAAGACGCATCTACATCTAACAAAGGTGTAGCATCATTTAACTCTGATAACTTTGCGGCATCTTCTGGTGAAATTACAATCAAGGATGGTGGTGTAGCCAATGCTGAATTAGCAGACATGGCGGCTAACACAGTAAAGGTTAGAGATGCTAACTCAAGCGGTGTGCCTTCTGATAAAGCAGTAGCAGACACTCAGATTCTTATTGGTGATGGTACTGGATTTACAGCCGCCGCATTGTCTAATGATGCTACTATGGCTAACACTGGTGCGGTTACTGTAACAGGTATACAAGGCAAGTCAGTATCCTCAACAGCGCCTACTAACGATCAATACATGAAGTATTCGTCTGCCTCTAACGAGTGGCAGATGGTATCAATTGTAGGTACGGACAAACTAACTACTAAAGGTGATCTACTTGTATACAATACAGTAGACTCTGAAACAAGACTTCCAGTTGGAACTACTGACTATGCTGTAATTGCAGACCCTTCGGCTACTAATGGTTTAGCATGGAAACAGGTTGCTACTGCAACTATTGCTGATGACGCTGTTACTGCGGATAAACTAGCAGACACAGCAGTTACCCCCGGAAGTTATACTGCATCATCTATTACGGTAGATCAGCAAGGTCGTGTTACAGCGGCAAGCAGTGGTACATTAAACTTTGTAGATAAAACATCTGCTACAGGTTCAGCCGTATTACCTGCGGGTACTACCGCACAGCGAGATGGATCACCATCAGCGGGGTACATTAGATACAACAGCACTACAGGAAGTTTTGAGGGGTATGGGGCCGCTTGGGGTAGCATAGGTGGTGGGGCTACTGGAGCAGGTGGAGATGAAATATTTTATGAAAACGAGCAAAACGTGACAACAAGTTATAGTATAACAACAAACGAAAACGCTGTCAGTGCAGGGCCAATTACTATTGATGCAAGCGCTACTGTTACTGTTCCTAGCGGATCAACGTGGGTAATTGTATGAGCACCATAAATGTAAACGCAATCGACAAAGAGTCTGGCTCAACGCTTACGTTGGGTGGGTCTGGAACAACCGTACAGCCACACGCATCAGCAACAGTGTCTGGGTTTGGAAAAGTGTTGCAAGTTGTTCAGACAGTAAAGACTGACACTTTTAGCAGGGCAAGCACTGGAGGTGACGTTGGCGACATTACTGGTCTTTCAGTATCAATAACGCCATCTTCAACATCAAGCAAAGTATTAGTGTTTGCAACTGTTCATCACTCATCTGCAAATGGACAAGAAAACTGGATCATTCTTGTTCGTGACTCAACAAATATTTTTATTGCAGACGCCGCAGGGAGTAGACAGCGCACCTCATCATCAGGAAGGATTAGCAACCAAGCGCATCAGATGAACTCTGCAATTATGTATCTTGACTCTCCAAATACTACGTCATCAACAACTTACAAATTTACAGGTGGAGCGGAAGGCACAAACACTATATACATTAATAGATCAGGTTATGACACCGATGCAGACACAATTTCAAGAACCGCATCAAGCATTACAGTCATGGAGATAGGCGCATGAACCATCAAGCAATTTACAACCTGTATCCAAATGTTGTTTCTGTTGATGACGGTGAAGGAGCAAAAGACAAAGACGGCAATCCAGTTTCCATTGTTCGATCAAACTACGAAGCAGAAGTTGCACGATTGCAAGCCAACTATGAAGCAGAACAAATACAAGCAGAAACAGACAAGGCATCTGCCGTTTCTAAACTTGAAGCACTGGGCTTGACCGATGCTGAAATCAAAGCACTGTCAGGAGGCTTGTAATGTCTAGTGAAATTAAAGCAAACAAGATAAGCCCCGCCACAGGAACGGCTTTTACATTTGGTGATTCGGGCGATACGTTTACGATTCCATCAGGAACGACTCTCGACATTGCATCGGGTGCCACGATTGACGCGACAGGAGCAACCGCAACTGGGTTTGGAGTTTCAAACGATTTTGTGAATGTCGCTCTCAGCGCAGATCAGGCGATGACAAAAAATGTCATTACGAAAGTGCAATACGACACTGAAGTTTATGATCCAAATGGTTGGTGGGATAGCACGACAAACTACCGATTCCAACCAGATGAAGCCGGATATTACTTGGTGATTGCCCATCTAGGTTGGAACAACGCCGGAACCCAATACGACGTTGTTGATGGGTATGTTTATAAAAACGGCTCAGAGTTTATGCATGGCGAAACTTTGTATCGCGCTTCGATGCAGAATGACATTACGATTTCTTGCATATCTCAAATGAATGGTTCAAGTGACTATTTAGAAATCTATGCGAGACATGGAACGAATGATAACCCTCCATTAGACGCGACTGGTTTTAATGCAAGCACTGCAACAAATAACATGGCATCTTTTGTGAGGCTAACATGATTACTTCAAACGGGTTAGAAAAACTAGGCTTTACGCCGAAAGTTGATTTCGTTCTGCAAAACGATGGTGACGGCGTGTTCATTAAAAAATGGAATAGCGCATCGCCACAACCTACCGAATCAGAAATCGAAACTGCACACGCCGAATGGCAAGCGGAATACGATGCACAAGCATACGCAAGAGCAAGAGCAGAAGCATACCCATCTTGGCAAGAACAAATGGACATGATGTTTCACGATCAAACGGAAGGCTCTCGCACTTGGTTAGATGCAATCGAAGCCGTTAAGGAGGCATATCCAAAATGAGTGAAGTAAAAACGGAAAAACTTTCCCCTCGTGTTACCTCCTTACAACTAGGCGATAGCGGTGACACATTCACCGTACCGTCAGGGGCAACGCTAGATGTAAATGGAACTTTAGACGTAACGGGTGCAACTGTAACAGGTTTATCAGCGGGCAAAGTGTTGCAAGTTGTTCAAACAACCAAATCAGACACATCGTCAACAAACAGCGGTACAGCAGTAACTACAGGGCTAGAAGCCTCAATTACTCCTTCTGCTACGTCAAGCAAAATATTGGTAACAGTAGTTTTTGCTTATCAAAGTCAAGCAGATGTTAATACTGTGTTTCAACTTTACAGAGATAGCACAGCAATTCATTTGTCTGATGCCGCAGGGAATCGGCTAAGAACATCAGCAGGGACAAGGTATCAGGGTGTTAATAATAATGATATTTATAACGGGGCTATTAATGCGCTAGATTCACCTTCATCTACTTCATCAATAACCTATAAGTTAATGTTTTTTAGAGGATATACAGGAAATAGTAATTATGTTTATTTAAATTATTCCCCGAATGATAACGACAATAACAGCGCAATTAAACGATCTATTTCTTCTATAACACTTATGGAGATCGGAGCATGAACCATCAAGCAATCTACAACCTATATTCTAATGTGGTTCGTATTGATGACTCTGCAGGATGCTTTGACGCTAACGGAAATCCAGTTGAGATTAACCAGTCAAGGTATGACGTAGAAGTTTTAAGACTGCAAGCAGAGCAAGACGCAACGCAATACAAGCGTGATCGACAGGCGGAGTATCCATCCATTGACGAACTGGTCGTTGCCCTATGGGAAGGCGTTGTAGAAGAACGAATGGCATCTGTCACTACGTTGGAAGGATTACGACAGGCTGTTAAAACAAAGTATCCTAAACCATAATGGCATTAATACCAGTAGATACATCTGGGCAACTAGGAATTGTAAAGGATATATCCCCTTTTCAATTACCTGCTAATGCGTGGTCTGACGGTAATAATGTTAGGCTAGAGCATGGGGCTGTAATGAAGTCTCCGGGATATTCATCAGTTATTGAAACCTGTCCTATCGCACCTTATTACATTACTCAAATAAAGGCAGGTACTGCTGAGTATTGGGTTGTTGCAGGTCTTAACAAAATATATGTACACAATGGAACATCTTGGACTAACATCACAAGGCAAAATGTTTTAACTGTAAATGGGGCTATACTAGCAGGTGCCTCTTCTATTACAGTAGATACAGGCTCTGTACTTACATCATTGTCTGCAACTGGAACTTTAAAAATTGGTTCTGGTTCAACATATGAGGTGTTAACGTATTCAGCAAGAGATACAAGCACAGGTGTAATTACCTTAACAGGTACTACATCTTATGCTCACGCTGATGGAATTAATGTAACCCCATTAAACGCTACCACATCTGATAATAATTATTCTGCAACTGCTTCTGAAAACTGGGTATCAACAGTTATTGGTGGCGTTTTTATTTTAACTAACAATTTTGATCCACCTCAAGAGTGGACTTTATCTAGTGGTGCGCCTTCAGTATCTAACAAACTAGGTGATTTAACTAACTGGCAATCAGGTATACTATGTAAATCTATTAGATCATTCAGGTCTTTTTTGGTTAGTTTAAATATTACAAGATCAGGAACACCTAACTCTAGAGTTGTTAAATGGTCTACTGAGGCTCCAGTAAACGGAGTACCTTCATCTTGGGATGAAAACGATGCTACAGTAGATGCAGGTGAATATTCTTTAGAAGATACTAAAGGCGCTATTCTTGATGGTCTCCCTTTGCAAGACACTTTTATGATTTACAAAGAAGATTCTATATATGCAATGACATATGTAGGAACTCCTTTTATATTTGCCTTTAGACAGATATCTCCTAATGTTGGTATTCTTGCAAAAAACTGTGTTACCGAATTTGATGGTGGTCATTTTATATTTGGTAATGGAGATATGTACATTAATGATGGGCAACGTATAAAAAGTATTTTGCCTCACAAGATGCGAGACTACTTGTTTTCTTACATTGATGGCGATCAATATAAAAAATCATTCTGTGTTACAGACTACAACAGGTCTGAAGTCCTTGCTTGTTTTCCTTCCGCTGACAATATTACAGGTCAAGTAGACAAAGCATTAGTTTGGAATTGGCATGAAAATACTTTTTCACTTAGAGACTTGCCTGACCTTGGTTACATTGCTTACGGCACAATTAAAGATGAAACCGCTTTATCGACTTGGGCAACCGCAACTCCAACGTGGACTACTGTAGATGGGCGATGGGCATCTAACTGGAACACTGTAGAAAATGTTCTTGTGTTTGCTTCCCCAACTAATACAAAAGTATACAGGGATAGAGTTGGCTTTAAGGCTGATGGAGTTAATATGCGTTCTTACATTGAACGTACAGGTTACACTATGGATGAGCAAAATGCTCCAGACCAATCAAGCGTTAAACACATTAAAGCAATTTGGCCTAAAGTAACAATAGACAAAAATGAAACAGTTGATGTTTATATTGGAACACAAATGTCTACTGAAGAAGCGGTAAGTTGGGAAGGCCCAATACAATTTAACCCAGACTCTCAATCTAAAATTTCATGTAGGGCTACAGGAAAACTGTATGGTATTCGTATTGAATCTGATAGTGACGCAGAGTGGAGATTAGAAGGTTTGGCTTTTGAAGTGCAAAACTCTGGACGAAGAGGTAGCAGGGCTTACTAATGTCTATACCTTCAAAAACTGTTAAGAGCGTAACTTACTATCAGCCCGGATCGATACCAGAAAATCCAGAATACTTGGGTGAGTTTGTTATTAGAGAGTTAAATAAACTGGGCGACATTATATATAATGTGGCTCAACTAAGACTAGAGCAAACTAATGTTGAACCAGAAAAACCTAGAGATGGTGATATAAGATATGCGGATGGTACGAATTGGAACCCCGGTGGCGGTGTTGGTATTTATGCTTACATTGGCACTGCTTGGACAAAACTTTCCTAATGTATATGCAGATTATAAATCTACATTTTTAATAGAAAGAGATAAGTACAGTACATTAAACTGGCTGTCAGATGAGACAAGTAATCACTGGCGTGATTTGGTTATAGAAAAGTTAAACGCTAACGGTGATACACACGCTGATGTAATGGCTAGAAGTTATGACTCTTCGTTTAAAGAGGTAAGCAGTGTTAATAGAGTTGCTTGGCGTGATCGTCTTACTAGGTTGCGTAATAAAAATCTGGCTCCTGTAATGTGGTTGATATCTGATGACAGTCCACAAGCATACAAGCAGGGACTACAGAATCAGATAGACTACCAGAACCAAGTAGTAGATGCAGTAGATGATCTTGTTAGTCATTACGTTGTATGCCTTGAGTGCGATGAGTATTACTCAGCACAAGAAGTAAACGTACTAATACAGAACCTTAGAAACAAAGGTGTTAACAAACCTATTGGTGTACACCTAACCCCCGGAGTCAAACCTGAATACTATGCTCAAGCAGACGTTATCTATTTGCAAACTGGTTTTAACCTGAGTGAGTCACA